ATGACATACTTAATGGAGTTAATCTTAATGGTGTTGTACACATGCATATCCGAGGCAGGGCCGTTCCAGTTTTAGCTTATTATCTGCCAGATCATGATTTTACTGTACTTTATATACATAATTCTTTACCTTTAAAGCATATGCCTAAAAGTGTACTGCTTAGATTGTCTCGGCTACAATACGGCCCAGATCTTTTCCCTTACGGCCTTATAGACGATGTTGATGTATTAAGGCACGCTTTCTTTATTACTCGGAGTAGTATTAAACAGTATAAAGGTTCTCTGGAGAACTATCCTACGATACACTCATGGATGACCGGTACTAGTGAACCTCCTATCACTAAGATCTCTTCTTTACATTTACGACACTTGACTATTAAAGAGCTCAGAAAGCTTGGAGTCAGCTGGTTTGACCATAGAGCTCGGTTTATGTACCCATGTTTAGAGCATCTAGCTTCATTGGGAATGCATGAATCAATGTTTATAGGGTTTATAGTTTGGGCGAAGTCACTGCCTGACATAGCTTGGCAATACATATCTTGTTCCGGTATCTGGCAGTGGAAATTCGATAGTCTTGATGACTTCATTAAAAAGATTAAAAATAAGTTCACATTACGACTCAAGGCACTACAGAACTTGGTGCCATTAGATCTTAAACCTTTCTTTGAAATGGAAGTTTTGGCTAACAGAGGTTTAGGTAGTGTTGACTGGCATAGTGAGAAAGAGAACCGAACACGACCTAACTTAGCTAACTTTGATGCCGAGGCTATTTTCCAAGAAGCCGGTAGTCTGTTTACACGGATTAAGAATTTAGGTGGACAAGTGGATAATCTTAAATGGTCGTCATATATCAACAAACGATGGCAATGGGCACCGACTGGAGCTTATCATTCTCAATACGAAGAAGATCTCCAGTATGTGGCGAAAGATAGTCTGAATAGACACAAGTTCTTTAGTCTTAACGCAATGCCTAAACCAAAGTTAGATGATTTGTTATCACGGCCGCCAGAGATAAGAGCTTGGCCTTCCGTTAAGTGTGAGTGGACTAAGATGCGGGCTATCTACGGTGTAGATGCAACGAATTTCATACTCACTGGGTTCGTATTCGGGGATTGCGAGCGCGTACTATCACAACTGTTTCCAATAGGGCCTGGTGCTGAAGAAAATAATGTCAAAAATACCGTACGTGAGATAATGCGTAATGGGGTTCCTTACTGCTTTGATTTTGAAGACTTCAATTCACAACACTCAGTGGCAAGTATGCGAGAAGTTCTAAAAGCATACTTTGCAGTTTTTGGTAAAAAGATGTCTGTCGAACAGCGGAAGGTATTTCCATGGATATTACACTCACTAGATTCATGCTTTATCAAAGAACAAG